GATCAGCACAGGGTTTTTGTGGAGTTGTGCAGAGAGCATGGGCTAATTCCAATGACCTCAGTTTATTCTTTCAAATATGCTGAGAGATTATTTGAGTTGGGGTTTAGGCATATTAAAATCGGGTCTGCTCAGTCTCATGACCAGGAGTTGATTCAAAAATATTCGGCTGTGTTTAAGACCTGTATTTCTACGGGGGGACGGCTCATTAGGGAGGTGCCTAAGGTTATGCCTCAGTGGGGTGTGCTGCATTGTGTGTCTAAATACCCACATAGCCCCTATGAATCTAACCTGAGTAGAATAGTGGAAATAAAAAAGAAATGGCCCAATGCGTTGACTGGATTTTCCTCTCATGTAAATCCTTTGCATCCAGATTGGGATAAGCCGCTCAAAGCCTCTCTAATGATTGCGGAGATGATAGAGGTACACTTCAGCCTACTTGAGCCCTCAGAGACGAAGGACGGGCCTGTGAGTGTGTGTGTGGACCAGTTAAAGGAGTTGGGGAGGTTTAATAGGCTTACTCCTCAGGAGAAACTACTCGAGTGTCCTAAGGTGGGGATGTGGGCTTATCCTCAGGGTCAGGACGAAAAGGATTTAATTAAAAAATACGAGAGCCGATGGAACCTAAGCGAATCATAATTCATTGCTCCGCGTCGAAACATGGAACAACTGCACAGGAAATAGAGGATTGGCATAAAAAAAGAGGATTTAGAAAAATCGGCTACCACGCGGTGATTTTATCGAATGGTGAGACGGTGAAGTATCCATTTTGTCGTGCATTGAATGAACAAGGCGCACATACTAAGGGGCACAACGATTCCATTGGTGTGTGTTTAGTGGGCAACGGCAAATACTACTTTAGACAATTTCTAGCTTTGTCTTATTTCATTCAATCGATTCAATACTCCTATGACATTCCTAATTGGGAGATCTATGGACACTATGAATTTGACCCTAACAAAACGTGTCCCATAATTAATATGAAGAGGTTGTTATGTTGGATCCAGGGGGGGGAGTTGAATTGTATAAAGCCGTATCTGATCCCGGTTGGGTCTGGGTAGTTGTTGTTTTTATATTGTATTTGTTGGATAGTTTTCATTCGGCAGACAAAAAAATAAGGAGACGTTATGCCACGAAAAAAGAAGAAAGTAGCAAAGAAGAAAGTAGCGAAACGCAAAAAGGTCATGCGTAAGAAGAAAACAAAGAAACGGGGATTTTAATGGACGCTAAAGAAGCACTCCTAAGTGTGTTTAAGTCAACCAAGTATTATAACGGAGTAGTGAAGTACGTTGTTCTTCCTCCTCTTAAGGCACTAGCTGAATCATCTTCAGAAACGTGGGATGATACTTTGATTGGGGCAGCAGAGGGATTCCTCGATAAATTGCTTCCTGTAGATTAGTTTGTTGGGGGGCTTAGGCCCCCTAATTACAAAAGGAATTGTAGATGGGAAAGAAAAAGGGTTTTTGGGAAGACATGAGAGAGACCATTAACAAGAAGACCGCAAGTATGGGTCTGCTCACTCCAGGCAATGCTGATCAATATCAGCCCCCAAAGAAGAAAAAGAAACGACCTTCTGCTCCAGAAAAGCCAACAAAGTCCCTTGGCGATCAACTAAATGAATCTTTTGGTCGCGCTGCGAAAAAGCGCCGAAGTCAATAGGCAACTGACTGTTAAAATGACAGTCAGACCCAAGTCCTCTAAATCCACATGCAAATCAATAGGGGCATAAACCATTTGGATCCCACATAGGTGGTTCACTAATGGGATTAATAAAGACAACTGACTGTCTAACCACCAATAGTTAAACGGGATCCATGTGGTAAACTTAAACGCAGCGATATCTCCACGAAGGAGAAGCCACACAAGGACGGGTAAGTAAGTGATTGAGGTAATCATTCTCATTGGTAAGTTATTGTTACAACTTTTACCTTTTCTAAGGGATCTCAAAAAGTCTCCTGAGGAAGAGAAAAAAGAATTCAAAAACTCTGTTCACACTGCCATTAAAAAACTCAAAGAAACAAAGGAGCTTCCTCTTGAAGAAAAACGCAAGCGTGCTCGTTCTGCTATTGAGTCTCTTAATAAGCTCTTGCAAGACAGCTAACCTCCAAATTGAATTATGTACTTATGTCCATCCGTCTGGGGGAGAGTGTAATGATCCAAGAAAAGATGAAGAAGACTACTCCTTAACTCCAGAACAAATGGACCTTTATATCTGCACTAACCCAGATGACTTTCAGTTTCTACTCGATCAACTCGATCAAAAGTCACGTCGTTTAATTTTGAACCGATTGTTCTAAAACGTGAATTTCTGGGTCATGATTGTTTCCAAAATACAGTACACAAGCCCAAAAGATCCAAAACGCAATAAGAATGGCCATCCCATTATCGTCAATCCTCTCCCAGAGGGGTTTTCGGTATTCAAAACGCGGAGCCTCAGCTATCACTTTTACCCCACCAAATAGCTCATTTCTTTTCGCACAAGCGGAGCAGACCTCATTAATCCAATATTGTTTGTATTTGAGGCATTGAGGACAGGCTTCAATTTTTCTTTTCTCGGATTTCATTCAAAAACTCCTCCATACAAGCTTCCAAGAATTCAGACCAAGTGGAGGCACCCAAACTCTTTTCCACTTCACGCTTCAAAGAGACGGGCACCTTTCCTTGGACTAGTTCTTTATCCTCTGGTTCGGGTTTACTTTTTAGTCTCTTATGAATCATTTAACCCTCGCAATAGGGTATTCAAACCCTTCAATGTAATTTGAGTAAATGTCAGCATAAGCTCCGCCAGCGACCCATATACCGTATGAATGGTCCTCAAATACGTCATTTATGAAACGATTATTCCTAATCACACAACTCGAACCTTTAGAGACCAACACTCCAACCCCCTCACCTACTCCATTTCGGTGGGGTTGACGGTAGATATTCTTGAAAGTATTGTCGTAAATTTCACAATCTTTACCCGGGTTGTTTATCCCTACTGCATAGGCTGAGTCTTGATCAGTGCCAGAGATGTTTTCAAATAAAGAATTTCTAACAACTAACCCTCTAAACCCACCGTTTAGACCTATGTATTTAGTGTGGAATGTTACGTTTTCAATAGTCACGTAATCGGCATTAACTTGTAAATACTCGCATTCAACAACACCGTTTTTAACCGTCTCGTTTTCAGTGAATTGATAATCACAGGGAATACTCTCACCATTGAAATCAGTAATAGTGAAGTCATTACATCCTGTGCATAAAAGTAATATTAGACTAATTTTTTTTATCACCACGCGCTCCCGTGTAGAGTCTAGGAGTCAAAAACTCATCTCTATAGCCTTTGTATCCTAAACAGTCGTCCACCATGGTCCGGGATAGCTCCTTGTATCCCATTTCATGTAGGGTCAATCGGCATTCGTGGATATCCCTGCGATAGTTTTCCATAGCGATGTGATCATCACGATCCCATTCATCCACTTTTGCAGTCCCACATCCTGTCGCTATAAACAGAATTAGTATTAAGTTACGCATATTTATCATCCCTTCCTTTATTTGATTCACATTCATTACATAGGCCATTGTGTTCGGCTTCTTGAGACTGACAGCTTTCGCAAAGGGCGAATTCTGCAGCTTCGTATTCCATGACTGCAGCAAAGCGCTCGTTGTCTCGAGAGATCTCTGCAGCATTCAGGATTTCGATTCGATAGTCTTCTATTGCTCCGATTCTTTCGAATTCAGTTCTAAGTTTGTTGACTCGAGCGACTGAGCCCTTTCCGTATAGGATGCATTGAAGCTCGTTTCGGAGATCATGGAGCAGGGTGTTTTTTGATTTAGTCATTTTCTTCTTGTCCTTCTGCTTTGGCTTCCAGTTCGCAAACTAAAGACTGTATCTGCATTGCATGTTCCACGATTTGCTCCTTAGTCCAATAAGGAGCGTTGTCGGCTACGGTGTTCATGCCCTCGGCGACAGTGTTCAACATTTCGAGCATCTCAGGTGCCGCGGCGATGAGTCGGGCGTTTGCTTCGTCCATACCATCATCGCTTTGGTCATTGCAAAAAACATGCGCTATTGCTACGTCGCCACATTCAATAGATAAGACTGGATGATTTCTGTCGTTGAATATTTCAGTCTTAATATTCCATCGTCCTGGCGTGTGTTTTAGTTTACTCATTTTCTTCACTCCTTCGCTCCAATGACCTTGTTTACGGCGTCAATCAATCCAACGCAGTAGAATTCAAGGTCAATAGTTACTTGTTTAATAGGTCGATCTCGATGTCCTGCAGGACAGAACCCCGCCTTTCCGGCTACGCGATAAACACCGTCGTCTGACCCGATCTCTTCGACAAACTTCCAGTTAGAATATCGATCACACATTCGAGTTTGAAATTCGTCGAAGCACTGTTCCGGTGTCTCGTCTGATATTTCAAAAACAAGTCTTTGATCACCGTTTGCCGTTGGTGGATTAGGTATTCTCCAAACTTTAAGATGAAACATCGTTCTTCACTCCTTCACAAGCCCATTGCACCGGGCGGATATTAAAATCAGTACGCTGAATAGTATGGGTAGGGTCATGCTTTCACCGCTTTCAGTTTTGTTTTATTTTTGCGTTTTTTCTTTTCTAAGACAGTGAACCCAAGGAAACGAAGGTCGCTTATAGCGCTCTCAATTTTCGACCGTTCGCGTGCTTGATGCTCATCACGAATACTTTCGGCGTATTTTAGTGGATCAACTACGCCTTGTTTATAGGCATGCTGAGGAGGCTTTCCTGTATATCCCCCCCCGTAAACCCCGACAGTGCGTTTATTGAGGTCTACAATGTAAATCCATTCTAGGTCTTCTTGAATGCCTAGAGCTTTAGGTGTGAATTTCTCGCTCTGCCCCTCTAGAATAGCCCCTAGACCGTGGACTGAGGCACATTCCCCAATAAACAGAGAAGTTAATTGACCGGCATTAGGTTTAGACTCTCTCCCGCCGATCCGCTTCCAGCGGAGGGTGTCTAGGTGACACTGAGTTAGAGCCTTTTCAATGGCTTGAGCTAGTTGAGGCAAGACTCCAGTGGGATAGCCGTCCGAGTGTTTATAAATTCGGAAAGTCTGGGCCCCGTACATCTCTCTATTTCCTGTGAATATAATTATTGAACGTATGCTCATTGTTTACTCCTCAATTATGTCTGCAAGGGTTAAGACATCGTCTTCATTAAGGTCGATTGTGGTGACTTCAATGCGATGTGTGTGGAAGTCTCCGGTGGACATCTGGAGTCTGACTTCTTTATAGGCAGACCAAGACATCAATGCCCCTTCAAAATTGTCTGAATACAGCTTGATGACCGTTTCAATCCCATATCGGGTAGGTTCTAGTTCTTTCATCCCATACTCCTAACCAGTAGAATCACTGCAGCTGACAACCATGACGCATACAGTAATATAATAACGTTCAATAATGGTCGGTTACAGTGTGTCATTAGGTATTTCATTGTTACTCATCCTTCACATGGGTTATTGCATATTGAATGCCATGCGTTATGCCATTCTGAATGCCATACGTCAACGCATAATGTTAAACAGTTTGACAGTCCTACTCATACTTGGCCCGAAAAGAGAGAAACCCCTGAGATTACAATAAGATATTAAACTTGTAGATCTTTTAGTCACTTTACATTACTTAGACAGCTAAGGAGAGAGTATATGAGACTTGAGAGTTGGACAGATGTAGCCTGGAATGTTGGAGTATATTCCTTTGGATTGATTGTAGGACTATTAATAGGAGTGTATTGGTGAGTGATCCTATTGAATGTCCTAAATGTCAGTATCCTAGTCCTATGTGTGATGATCATCGAGAAGAAGCCATTAGATTATTGACCGAGATAGGCGTGTGGAAGCCTGTGTTATCAAGCCATACTCGCCCCGAAAAGAAAGAAGACAACTGAGGTGGATACCGATAAACGTATAGCTCAACTAGCTATAGACCTAAGCAAATGTATCTAGACCACTTCAGTATTGATGGATCCTTGTTACCTAAAGAAGAAGACAACTGAGGATGTGTGTCATTTAGAACACAGTCTACTGGCGAGATGACTAATCCTATGACTATAGGTGTATATTATATCCAAGACGCGCGCTTGTGCGCTCCCAGAGGCGTATTCGAGAATGACCTATGTGCGTTAGTTTTGGTTGGGTGAATAGTTATCGACCAGCAATCCCATGACGCCCCGCCCTGCAGTTACCCCACCTAGGATGAATACCGCTACTCTTAATATAAGACACCGCTCCTCCTCAACTCCCCACAAAAAAATAACGATTCCCAATAGTTAACTATATTAGTTATATATACATTATAGTCAGTTAGTGACTTAGAAAAAATTTACAAAAAAAAATAGGATTAAGGTTGTTTAGCAGAGATTAGAACTGTTGGTCGCGGGTAACAGGGGTATGATCTGGTGTACAGCATATGCTGTCGCTGAACACTGACCTACAGCCAATGCTGTAAAAAGGGTGAGGCGGGCCGGGCTTGATACCGGCTTGAGTCACTACAGGCTTTATCGACCGTCGTCTGTCGCCACTTTTACCCCGTCGGGGTGACTCTCTGGGCATGACCCCATTGCAGCTTACAACCCTGTCTGCACGTCCTTCCGTGCTGCCGCCTCATAAAAACTTACCGTACACCTGTGGGACAAACTGTTCTACGGCCCACACCACTCATCATGGGTCATGGCGCTCATATCGCATTTCTGACAATGGACTGAGGCCCCTCCGCCTCCTCCGGGCATTTTGAACTCTACCAGTGGGCCTGAAAAATCGTGTTCACAGTCCCTGACAAAGTGCTTGCCGTCGTCCTTCAATAGACACTCATCAATCGACAATTCACAACGCCCAGGTCCGCCACAGCGGTACCCGCATTCGCACCTACACCCCTGCTTGCGCATCGTGGTGCTTCGCCTCGTTGTACTTGCGTCGGGCTTTACGGGCGCGTTCGATTATTGCCCCCGCGTAATCCATTGCTTCATTGAATGTGAAATCCGACTTCACATAGTCGTCAACCCAGTTTGGTAGGCTGTCGATTTCATTCATCCGGTACATTCCGGTGTCGTCATCGCTAATTGCCTCAATTCGTCCCAATTCTCGTCTTTGTGCCATTCGTTTCTCCTTAATTTATTAAACAGACGATTAGCCTGTTGCCCGTTTATTAAACAACCACATGATTAATTTGAGCATAGTGTAATGATTCATTGGCTTGCCTCGTTCTATTCGGCTAATGGTCGCGGCTGATACACCAATACGCTTCGAGAACTCTCTTACACCGATGTTGTGGACATTTCTATATAGCCTGAGCAATTCGCCAATCATTCCCGTACTCCTGACTTCAGGTCTGTTACTCACTATCTACCCAGGTTGTCCAAATAGTTCATGAATTTGTTCTTAATCGAATCTCGAACCGCTTGCTTGAGCCCGGTCTTAAACTCAGCATCCTCTAAGATTTCATACAGAGCGGTTTTTGCTGCAGCTTCAATCTCTCCGCGGTTCATTTCAACTTCAATATATGAACGTAGTTTTTTTTGTGCGACGATCTCAGCTTCTATGCGAAGATTTTCGGCTATGCGTTTTTCATTCCAAAATTCTAAATCCCAGTCGGAAATCTCGGCCTCAAATAAAGCTCTGATTTTTCTCTTTTTTATCCATGCTTTAACTGTCATTTTCCCGTACTCCTGATTTGTGGTCTGTTAGTCGGTCATGAATCCATCGGTACGCCGACTCGTTATCTGAGTTCATGTCCATGCATTTTTCGATGTCCGCAATTAGGGCCTCGCGGGCCTTAGTTCCAGACATCATTGCTGTCATATCATCAGGAAATACCGCCAATACCCGCATAATGTCTTTATATTGAATAGACTCGCGGACATTCTTCATAGGTTTGAGATGTTGAGTCGCCCACTGAAGAAGTCCTAGTATTTTTGTGTTGATGCGGTCCTGATCGGTCATTTTTTACGCTTTTCTGGCGGACGACCCATGACGTCGAACTCGACTCCGAAAGATATGTCGGCTCCGCATTTGCATTTACCTTGGATACAGAACTCCCCAAAGACCTTCCCCCATATCTTTTTTAGGTGAATGTCCCGCTTGCAGAATTTGCATTGAACAATCGCTTCTTTAAATCTCACCCCTCACCTCGCTTAACAGTTTTAACGTCTGTTGTGCGATTCTTGCTGACTGGCTCCATCTGATAACTGCACATTTCAGACCATTCTGGATCTGCACCGATGTTGATCCAATCATCTGGATCGTAGTCCTCGCGCTTCTTTACGTCGTACTTTTCAGACTGTTCTAGGAGCAGGTATATTTTTACACCGTCCGATTCCATTTCCTGAGGCCAGCCATCACAACATTCAATGTAACTCTCGATAAGTTCTTTGGCTTTTTCTTGAGCTTCCTTGAGCGTTTTACACTCTTGGTGATCACCATCTAATGGGTCATAAACTAAGTACATCGTTTCACTCATCCCGTCCTCCAGAGTTGTTGGCTGTTAGGCGCATTGCGGTTTTTACCTTTTCTCGTATTTCCTTGAACTTAGCTCCAAGTGTTTCGTTGATTACCTCTTCGAGCGCATCTTTTGGTTCCAGAATCCGCCATCGATGCTCAAGCCCCAGCAGTTTTTGAATGTCACGAAGCGCCTTCTCTTTCGCTAGTTTGTTTGTATTTTCCTGTAGTCGCTCCAGTTTGTTGAGTTTAAATTCGACTTCAGCATCCTTGGCTCGAATGTCTCGCGCTTTTTCGGAAATAAACTTATTAGCGGCACACCACAAGCTATCGATGTCCCTTTTTGCAAGACGCGCTCTCTCGGCTTCTAACCGGCTCAGTCTCGGTCCGTTTGCGTCCCTGGCGTTCTCGGACATGCGACCGAACATGAGAGACATTGCAACGCCATCAATGTCGGGATACGGCCCCCCGTGCTTGCGAGCTGCGCGCTTCGTATGCCATCTGCCTTTTTCGGTGAACACCATGATCCCGACGCCGGGGACTGGAGTTAGGTGTTTCCTCCAGTCCACTGAATGGTGCACGGCAAATGTCAAACGCTCACACAGCGGGTAATAGCGTTCAAATTTATTTTTCCTGAGATCAGAGAGTAAGTCGCTTTGCGTGGCTTTTACCTCATAAACGTGCCAATCGGGACGCGAGTAGGATTTTTTCACCGCCAAAAGGTCCGGGCTCCCGAGACCTCCCTTCCCGCCCCAGCCACTCAAATTTGGTTCGCGCCAGACTATTTTATCGTAATCCCGTACATGGCGTTCTAAATCCAAAAGTAGGTCAATATGGTTCACCCCTCACCTCGCTTAACTGTATTGACGCCTGTCGTACGTTTGGAGAGGGCACCCCGAGTCGAACGAGGAACCGGCGCCGGTCTGTCACCTTCCCAATGCGAACTTGAATCCATAGTTCTGGGCTGACATACCCCCATCATAACTTTTCCTGCCCCACAGTTTCGGAATCACGCGTACGTTTCATAATCATATATTCCCTGTGTAACGATCGTACTCAACTATTGCCGCCCGTAAGTCGTCATAAATAGAACCACGCAATTTCTTTTCAGAAATCTCTCTGGCGACGGCTACAATGCGTCGAACCGCCCACGCTTTTTTACTTTTCAATTTGATCTTTATTCTCCCTTTCTTAAGGGCATCAAGATAGTTGTCATTCGACGTCCCAATAAATAAGTGATCGGGATTGCAGCAACGCCTGTTGTCACACTTGTGGCATATGATCTTTTTGGCCGGAATGTCGCGCTTGTAATACGCAAACATCACTCGGTGTGTCCGGAATTTACGACCGTTAATATAAAAATTGCCATATCCATCGATCTTGTCGACAGAGCCAACGTACTCCCAACATCCGCTTTGCCTGATCGCGATTTTCGCTTTCAGTCTGGCGATGTCTTTGCGGGAAAAGTCTTTCTTGTTTACATCACGAGCTAGCCTCATTTCTTCTCCTGCTCAAGTGATTTGGGATCTGTTTTGCGGGATAATCCAAAACTTTTCCTTACAGCTTCGCTGGCAGCGGCCTCGGCCTGCTCTCTGATTAATCTGTGAGCGTCTCCATATGCAAGAGAATGCTCGATACACTTTTTGATCTCGTCCCTCATTAAAGACTGGATCACATTGGGTTGACACATTCTCTCTACTTCCTGGTCCACCATGGCGGCAAGCCCCTCAGCCTGAGACATGATTGCCTTTTTAACTTGAGCTTTGATGCCCTGTAATTCCAGCTTTATGATGACGTGGTCACCTTCGTTGAATTCCATTACCTACCTCTTTCTGGATACAGGTTGCAGATCTGTTACACACTCAAAGACCAAATCAACACAAGCGCGTGTAGAAGTTGATCTAGGCCAATCACTACAAAAAAATCATGCCGCTTTCCAGCCTGATAGAGTTTCGAGGTCCACCTGGACGTGAAATAGTCAGTCACCCAATGGGCCGTGGCGTTGATCGAACCAATCCATGGATGACCGATTAGAATGCCTACCACGGTCATGAGAGCGCCGTAGGTTAAAACGTGCTTTGTAAGCCACGCATTTGATTTGCTTTTTCCTTGAGCCATTGCATCGGTCTGTAGAACGAAGTCACCAAGCCAATGGGCTGTAAATAATATTGCTAGATTCATTCCTTCTCCTTCTGATGAACTGACTTCGAATCTGTTTCTCTCTTACCCAAAACACGAACTCTAAAATGAGATGCGGCCCACAAAATACCAGCACCGAAATTGTGGTTAAATTCAGAATCACTCTCAAGATTTGAGTGTCCAAGGTCATTCAGTTTGTCAATTGCCTCTTGAACGGTTTTTCGATCAACTGATGGGGAATCTGTTGAGCGCAAAGCCCGCTCAATATCGCCCTTAACAAGCCATGGCGAATTGACGTACCCTTCTTCGGGCGTAGAGTGACCCAAACCAGATAGAGCACAAAGAACATCGCTTGCCATTTGCTCAAACGCCATTTTGTAAACATCTGGCCTTTCCCGATCAACTGCCGTTAAGCGGTCGATCTCGGCCAGGAGGAAATCGGTGTCTTTAGTCATCTGACTCTGCCAACTAGCGGAATCATCGGCGCAACGTTCAACATATTTCTTACGTTCGTTTGCCTCACGTATTCTCTTAATCCTGCTCACCTGACTTCTCCTCTGTTAGTCGCATATCGGAATATCCTCAAAAGGTTCTGGCAAGCCGCCGGTCCGGCTCACCACTACCATCACGCGCTCGAACTTGCAGCACTGGGTTATCATGACTCCCGCCATTTTCTTGGTGAGGAAGGGCCGGTTGAGTTCACGTGGTTTCTGGCAGACCGAGCAATTCGCTGGGTCGAAGAGTTCAAGGCCCCATTTCTCACAAAAACTTTTAAGATCGTCCGCGACATAAATCACTGCCCAGACCCGCTTTGGGTATTGTTTTTTAAACCACATGAAGGACACCGATCAACTGACTGGTGCTCTGTGGCCCACTTTGCGCCTGCGATAAAGCCTTCTTTAGCTGCGATTGGACCCCATGTTGATTCAGCGAGAGATGTCATGCTGTGATTGTAGTTTGCGTCTGCCCAGTTCTCAGCCGCCCGCTCAACGTCCCGAGCAACAGATCCATCGGATGTTACCGGCACATAATACTGAGTTGTTTTCCCTTCAACCCGAACCGGGCTACCGCATGTGGGGCACTTCATTATTTACTTCTTTTTAATGGGTTTATTACCACCGGCTACTGCACCAAAAAATCCCTTTTGTTTTTTGGTTAAAGGTTTTCCTTTTATGGAATTGTCTTTGAGAATTTTCTTTGCTTTTTTTTCTGTTAGTTTTTTTGCCATTTATTCGTTCTACTAATGAACAAATAAAAAGCTAGAAAAGAAGTGTTAACTTTTCCAAATAATCTGTGGTTTTATTTTTTTTTGGTGATTCAAACAACACCTCTCAGCACCTTGCTGAGAACTAAATAACCCTAGTTTAATCCAGAAGAAAAACAAAAATCGCCTTTGGGCGATGTACTGAGAAATGATTGGGTTATATTTAATGCGGTATTTCATTGTGAAATTAAGGATTCTCCAAGGCATCTACTCTTGCCTCTAGGGCGTTAAGTTGTACCTGTAAAGACTCCAGTGGACTAAGTGCCGGTGTATTTGAAACCTCAATCCAAGCGGATCCAGTCCATCGGTGAAATGTTGAATGACTAGAGTTGTTTTTTCTTTTCCCCGGAAAAGGGACATCGGTTCTTAATTCTTCTGTGGCTGAGTTAATTGTAAAATCAGAAAATCCACACCTTAACAAATCGCCGCTGCTGGTTTCAATGACACCTGTATATGTTGGCATTATAAAAGCTCGTAATAATCAGTAATAATAATATCCAAACTATCATTCCCATCGGTCACTTGATATCCGATGCTTTGAGATCCCTTTGTCAAAATTGGGATTCCCGCTTCTCTATGATTGGTTGCCAATATACCTGGCTTAGTTCTTCTAATTGCATTTTGATTCCAAGAAGGACCCGTAACATACCCGCTGTCAGATGATACTGATGCAGCGTTTGTAAACTGCAAAGTACACATCACCATCATGTTTGAAGGTGGGGCAGTAGCGGATATTCCAACAGAAGTGGTTGCTGTGGCATTCCCACCAGATAAAACCTCTACAGGATTATTTGATGTATCCCAGGAATAAATCTTCACCTCATTAGGACCTGATTGATGGAATCTTTGAATATCAGCATTTGCATCTTGATAAACAGAACCCACTCTTTTTTTCAAATCAAATCCACTAATGTTTGAAGATGAGGTTGGATTAGAAAAACTTAAATCCAAAATCCCAGTTACTGCTTTTGTTGTGGAATTTTTAAGAAGCCAACAACAATACCAAGCTGATGCAATTTGAGTCCCACTGATAATTCCAGTGGCAGATCCAACAATTCTCATATCTAGATTGATGGTTGCAGTGACTTCAATTACGTCTGAATTTGTACTGTCTCGACAAGATCCTGTAGAAATAGCAACTGTAGACGCTCCAGTTCGAGTGAGATTAAGCCCATCAACAAAGTTATCGTGTCCTTCAAGTTGAACTCCATAATTGTAGTTCAATGGAACTCCTGATAGGTCACTGTCGATGCACCGGATGCTGTAACAATGGAAATGGCTTCAGTAGATAAAAAATCAGCATTCATGACTAAAGATCCATTTAATCCCAGTACAATCCCTTTACTTGCTTGGGCGGTTTCTCCGATGGCAATAAAGATTTCAGTTGCACTTCTATTCGTTAAAATCAAACCCCTTCGCTGAGGGTTTCGAGGTAAAACTTCTGATGCAGCATTAGTAATGCTGGCTGACCCAGGCGTTTGGCCATCTAAAACTAACCAGGATGATTTAGCGGCGTTAGAAAGATTAGTCACAAAAAAAAATTACAATAAAAGCCTTTCCTTGTATAGATCGTCAAAAATCCATTAGGTGATTTATTTGTAAGTTCCATTCACAATGAGTGTGTGAGAATTCTGTGCATCGGAGATATACATGCTCCGTTCATAGACAAACGTGTTTTCTCAAGAATACTTGACAGAATATCTATCTTTAAGCCTCAGCTAATTATTCAGATGGGGGATGCGTATGACGGCTTTTCCTGGTCAAGGTTTCCTCACCGAATCATTAATCCTCAAGATGAGATTCTAGAAGCCTATGGTGTTCTTACGGAGTTTTGGAAACAATTAAGAAAGAAACGTCCAAAAGCAAAACTCATTCAACTTGTGGGAAATCATGACACGCCACGCATAGATAAGTTAGTCAAGTCTAAGGCTCCTGAGTTACTTCCCTTTATCTCTACAAAACAATTTTGGGATTTCCCTGGAGTTGAAGTGATTCATGATTGTAGAGAGCCTTTTATTGAAGGGAATATTGTTTTCACTCATGGGCATCGCACCAAGCTTGCTCCTCATCTTCAAGATTTTGGATTTAACTACAACGTTGTCATTGGACATTTACACAGAGCAGAGACACATTATGAAAGGATTTCAGATCGATTAACTCTATGGGCTCATTGTTGTGGTTATATTGCCTCTCCATACTCGGAGGGGCTTTCTTATCGACCATTAACAAAATATTTCAAATGGACGCAGGGGATTACTGAAATCGAGCATGGCCAACCCAGGTTCATCCCGCTTTAAGGGTAAAAACGTTATTCTTCTTCTGGCTGATGGTCCTTTGGATTGTCGCGTTTTAGATGTGGTTATGGAGTATGGGGTTTTGTTTTATGAGTGTGAGTTGGATTCTGGAGATTTGTATTATGCGAATCTTGATGACGTATCTGGCGTGACGGTGAAAACCTCTTCAAGGCAACTTCAGTCCTGTTCTCCACCCAAGTCGCAAACTGATTAGATGGTGGGTGGTTGTTTTGAGCCACAATGTTAATTTCGCTTAATATTCCGATTAATGAATCCACCGTTTCCTTAAGGGACATTTCTGCCATTTATTCTCCTCGAGAAACTTCAGAACGCATGGGTACGTTTCGGACATGTAGTTTATGCCCTTTTGGTGAAACTCTTGATGGTGCCTTCTGCACACTGGGATGAGGTTCCACGTCTCGTTTGGTCCGCCGGATCCCCGCGTCTTTAGGTGATGATTCTCTGATGGGCTTCTGCATATTAGGCACTGAAGTAGTATGCCCTATTAAAAACCATAATGGATCCATTATTCCCCCTAAATAGGACACCCCCGGCAATTGGTCTAATGGGCTACCGGGGGTGAAGGATGAGTAGAGGATTGAATAGCAAAAAGAACTCGCCGAGTAAACACGCTGCGCATCAATAAGTCTTTGATTTGATTGGATATGAATTGTTAAGAAGTGTTAACAGTCTGGTTTAGATTGACAGGCTAAAAAATAAGTTGTGTATAAATCAATCTAGTACCTCCAGTAAGGTGTTTTCGCTCCGCCTTTAGGCGGCGTCGCTCATTCGGTCGCTTTGCTCCCTCACCAGTCATTTCTTTTTTTTTCTGTTTTTTTTCTTTAGGGTAAAGCCCCGTTGGCTTAAATAAAAAAAATCAACTACTCAAGCTTACCTGATAAAAAAAGGATGAGATTATGCAGTGCCCTAGGTGTAGCTATAAATGGAAAGAGATAACTGAGCAATTTGATTACGAAGCGCTTTATAAAGCCTTCCCTCGCAAGAGAGGTAAAAGCCAAGGGCTTCGCGTGGCTCGTAAAACAATCAAGTCACGAGCACAGTATGAGAGTTGTTTGAAGGCAATTGAGAACTTCAACTTAGCCATGAAAAAAGAGAATCGCGAGAAAGACAAAATAATGTACTTTGGAACCTTCATGGGACAATGGACTGACTGGCTACAGCCCGAAGAAGAAACCCCAGACGTGTTTGGATTCCTAAAATGACTGAAATCGAATTCAAAGAAAACATGACCAAACTCCAAAACCATTTTGGCCCTAAATACTTTCCTGAAGAATTCATGAAACAGGTTTGGAGAAGATTTGAGTATCAACCCGCTTATCAACTCGCACAATTAGTGACTTACTTTATTTGTGAAATGCGCACTGCGCCTAAGCTCTCAGACTTCAAAACCAAACAAGTGAGTTCTGAGAATTTTCCACAACAAGGGTGTATGGCTTGCGAGGAAACCCCGGGGTTGATAATGAAGCCAGATCCCATCGTAATGACTGTTTGGAGATGTGATTGCAGGGCTGGGGATTATTATGTGAATCTACGGAGGATGAGATGAAAGAAGAAATAATTGAACAAACTAAAACACCACACATGGAAGGCACTTTGAAGCGAATCGATAATGGTGGGTCAGATATTAATATGCGTTTGAATGGAAAAGTATTTCTTACGGTTTATGGGGATGTGTTGAAATCTGAGGGTTGGACAGATAACAATATTGAGAATCTGGCAAAAGGTCTTCATGTCTTGTTTACAAGGATAGAAAAATAGCCAAAAAAAAGGCAGTTGAGAAAATTGATGGTCTCTCTCCAGATGACCTAAAAAAAATACACAAGGCAGTAAGACAGGTATGGTCTTGGTCTTACCCTAGACGGCTAGCAAAAAAACGGGCATTAAGAGATGACGGATTTTACTACTGTGAAGGAAAAGATTGCGATTCAAAGGGCTCTCCAGTACCTCAAGTCACCATTGACCACATTGAACCTGTCGGGCAAGTCGGTGGCCCCGACTACATACAAAGATTATTTGTTCCCTCTGACCGATTACAAGCTTTGTGCAAAAAATGTCATGGTAAAAAAACCAGAGCAGAACGAAAAGCCAAGCTGGCCGTGTAAGGAAGTATGAAATCCATCGATGAGTGTCCTAAGTGCAAGTATGAATCCGGTTACGCAGAGAAAACTAATCTTTGTCCAAATCACGAGAAGTGGTTACGAGAGAGTGCGATTAAGCGCGGAGTATGGAGACCAAAAAAGGGCACCAAAAGAATGAACCGGCAATATTCATTGGAATACATCGCAGAAGTGCTAAATAAATCACTGCATATTAAAAAAGGGCACCATTACTACGAATGTGAAGCAATGGATATGGATGGTTGTACATGTGGAATAGCCGAGTTGACTGATATGTCCAACAACCTCAACACTATTTTAAAGGATAAGCCATGAGTGACTTAGCAACCCTATTACACGAAGCCAATAAACTAGAAGAAAACATTTTAGAAAATAACGGTGAGTTGTCTCCAGAGGTGGAACAACTTCTAGACCAAGTTTCCTCAGAACTAACAACCAAAGCGGATAACTTACAATTCATTCTAGGCAGAATGAAAACCGCAGAGGAGCATTGGAAGAAGCAAGCCGATTACATGGCAAAGGTTTCTAGGGCCTGTAAAAACTTTCAAAAACGGTTGAAAGAAAGAATTAGGCAAGCTATTGAACAATCCAACAAGACACAAGTTGAAGGCTCTCAGGTAGTATTTAAGCTTACAGGCGGCAAGAAGCGCCTAGAGGTTGATGAAAACCTGCTCCCCCAAGAGTATAAGCTACAATTAGTCACCTGGGAGCCCGACCGTGAGCGGATTAAGTCCGCGCTTGAAAGCGGTCAGAAAATCCCCGGCGCTTCTCTTTCTGGGGGGACTCAACTTCGGGCGTATCCGAAGAAGTAGGAAAGTCCTTATTCATGTACCGCTCAATCTCTTTAGCCCACTTACACGCCTCATGGTAAATGGACCGAGGTCCCCAGCCAGAATGTTTAGCGCTTACTGCGGGTAGAAGGGCAATTACGAGTTGTCTTTTTTCTTCCATTTCGTCTCCATTCATTAATCATTTGAATAAACTGAATAATATCCATGGTTGATCCTAAAAGAGATACCGCAATCACAGTCCAGAAAATGACCTCTCTAGCCCGAGAATCTTGAATATATTCAACCAATAATTCCATTGGGGTTATCTTAAGCGCACTCGGGTGATATTATCAATATGTGGAAAAGTTGGATCAATACATACATCTATTGTTTTATGTAGTGATTTCAGCTTTAGGGTACATGGGGATGAGGACATTGGATGATTTAACGGCCTCAGTGAAGGATTTGAATCAAAACGTGGCTGTAGTGATTGAAAGAACAAACTGGCAAGGCAGAGAATTAGACAAACACGACAAACGTTTAGAAAGACTCGAGACTACCTCACGCCGTCCGCTTCAATCTTCAAACTAAGATACTCTGCCTGGAAAGCCTGTTTCTTTAACTCTAATTGACGCATTGCATGGTTATAGGCACTCTCAGCCTCAATACGCCCTTTCATAAACATCTCCCATTCATCTGAGCAGCGGACTAGAGCCTCACGCTCAGCCAGATTCTTCCCATGAGTCTTGAGAAACATCTCCGAATATAAAGCCTTCTCAGAAGCCTTTAACTCGAGATATGCCGTCTCCAACTCTCGGATCTTTTCAATCTGTTTATGCCAAAGCGTGAGTCTGTGCTCTAGTCTAGAATCCATCTAAAAAGGAACGTCACTTTCTGTGTGAACTGGATTAGGTTGTTTCAACGGTTGGGATGGAGTTGCAAACGCAGGGGTTAAATCCTTTAGCTCAACTGCCCCCAAGCTAGCAAGATTATCATTGCTAAGCACGACATTAGGTACAGGCAAAGCAGTATATACGGTATCACTGACCGTAGAACCCTTACGAGATAGCCTAATGACAGTTGTTTCCAAATCATAACCACTCTCCTGCAGCGCAGCGAGTTGTTCGTAAACCTTCCATCCATTCTCAAAAACTTTCGCTTCAAAACCTCCATTTTCTCCTCTAACGCAAAGATTTAAGCGAAATCGGAATTGAGGCTTCTTTCCATTCATCATTTCTCCTTGTACAGCCTGGACGTATTGGCCATCTGGAGTACGGTGTTGATAGTATTCAACGGGTTCACCACGAAAGACACCCGTAACGGACTCACCATCTTTGAGCCTAATGACATTAGGGTCTGCTTTTGATTTAGCTTTGAATTGCATTTCTATTTCTCCTATACTCCGTATATGTCTGATAACGTTCCAACATTCAAGCGCGCTCCACTGTCTCAGGAAATTTTAAATACAAAAGCGAAACAAACAAAATTTGATTCTCTCCCTGAATGGCAAAGACAGTTTGTGTCAGAACTTGTTACCAAGGGAGATTTCAAAAAAGCCGCAGAAGAAAGCCAAATTTCACACTATGTAAAAAAGTCTATGAAAGAGGAGTGGAAACGAGCCAACTCCCTAGTAACCGCCTTAAATGATCATGGTGTGGATGCGAAGTACGTCGCTAAAAAGTTAAAAGATTGTTTAGACGCAGAGGTTCTAAAGTTTGATAAAAACGGAAAACCGCACACACTAGTAGACTTTAGGGTGAGAATTAAGGCGTTGGAGATGATGATTAAAATCATGCAATCTAAAGATGATTCAGAAGATCCAGCAGAAGACGCCGAACTACTCTTTCAAGACGTAGATACAGATGACGACGAAACTTGAAAAGGTCCGGCATAAGGCCGACAAAGACTTTTACTTCTTTGCTAAGGACGTAATGGGGTTTTCAAAAATGACCCCTCAACCCCATAGAGAACTGTGTCGGCATTTAACTAAACCTTCTTCAAAAGAAAAAAAACTAACACTCATGCCTCGGGGTTCTTTCAAGTCCTCGGTGGGTACAGTCGCACACGCGACACACACAATTGTTCAAAATCCAGATGTACGGATTTTGATTGTTTCTGAAACACAAAAAAACGCTCGTAAGTATGTAGATGAAATTAAAAACCACTTTGAAAAAAACCAAAGATTAAAAGCCCTTTACGGGAATTTTGTTTCCAAACAAAAGTGGACCCCGGATGAGTTTGTAGTCTCAAAAAGAATTAAGGTTAAAAAAGAACCCACTGTTACGGCTGGCTCTCTCGAGAGAGGGATGTTAACGGGGATGCACTTTGACCAGATCTATCTGGACGACGTGGTTTCCCTTAACAATATCAACACCCCTGACCAAATCAGAAAAACCCTAAACTACTACCGGATGCTTCAATCCATTCTAGACCCAGGGGGAAAGATTTTCATTAACGGTACTAGGTATTCGGTAGCCGATTTATACGGGCATATTCTAGAGGAGGAAAAAAGCCAGTTTGACGTATTGGTGAAAAGCGCCTGCGAAATAGACGGTAATGGGGAGATTAAGCCCGGATCTCTTTTGATGCCTAAAGTTTTAACAAAAGAGTTTCTAGAAAAGCAACGCGACACACAGGGTCAATACATCTTCAATTGTCAGTACCAGAATCTTCCTATTAGTGATGAGTTACAAACTTTTAAGCAAGATTACATTCAGTACTACGATAAGAATCCACCAGGACTCATTTACTTTATGACCGTGGACCCCGCTTTGTCAGGCGGGTACAAGTCCGACTCAACTGGCATTTGCGTGGTGGGAGTAGACTATTTTTCCAACTGGTATGTGCAAGAGGCCCTAGAGGTAAAACTTGATCTAAACGAAGTCATTGATCTGATTTTCAGGTTAGCCGAACGCTACCCAATGCAGTGTGTAGGAATGCAGAAATTCATTTTAGAAAAAGCCATTATGCACACACTTAATTACGAAATGGAGAAACGGAATTTTGTTTTTCCAGTTAAAGAACTGGCTACGGATAATAGAAGATCCAAGGAGACCAGAATTAAGGGTCTTCAACCCAAATTCGAGGCAAAAGAAATCTTCATCAAAAAAGAGCACATTGAGCTTGAGTACCAAATCGCTCATTTCCCTCAGTTGAAACATGACGACGTATTGGACGCTCTACAAATGCAATTACAAATTACATACCCATCGGATAAAAAACCTGAATCGTCCAAAGACCCAAAGATTGAGGCATTAACCCCACTTGAAAGAAAAGAGTGGGAGCATGTAAAGTTACTAGGAGTAAGAAAGATTAAGAGGAAGAAATGGATCAATATATAACGCACTATGTTGTTGAGGGGTTTCTTTTGGCGTATATTGTTTTTAAGGAAATTGTTACGCTAAAAGAGCGCAGCGAGTTGTTAGATAGGATAATGGCCAAACACTTTGGGGATTTTCACACCGCAGAAATTAATAGGAAAACTGCCGTGATCCCACCGAAAATAGTCAAAAAAGATCACGTAGCACTGTAGAGTCTTTCCTAAGAGCTAAGGGGCTAGACCCCAGCCATGTCTGGAGATTGATATGGCAGAGATTAAGTTACCGAAGCACAGTAAAAAAGGCGACCTTCCCGTCACTCAAAGTGGCTGGGTGAAATACATTAATACGCTTCATGATGAGAGGTTGTCCCAGCGTAGACCCAAAGAGTTTCAATGGGTTGTGAATCTTGCCTATTATCTAGGCTATCAGAATCTTTCTTATAATCTTCGTTCGGGTGCTTTGGAAATGAGTAGGGAAGAACAACCCCTGACCATTAATCGGATTGGTTCCTTTATTGACGCACGGCATGCAAAGATTACTAAATCTAATCCGATTGCAAAAGTCATCCCCAATACCCCAGACGATGAGGACGTAGCAGCGGCGAAAAGAGCAGACAAAGCTCTAACCTACCTTTGGCGAAAAATTGACATGAGTGAGGAGTATGAGCGCATGATTATGCTCATGCTCATTACGGGTACGGCGTTTGTCCGTACAGTATGGGATCCCATTGCAGGCGAGTCCATTCGAGAGGCAGAGGAAGATGGCGAGACCCTTGTAGATGAAGAGGGGATTCCAAAGTTAGAAAAGATTTTCATGGGTGAGGTGAGATCAGATGCTTTAAGTGCGTTTGCTGTTCTCCCTGGTAGTGAGGCGATTCCTAAAACCCGCGATCAACCCTACCTTATTGAGAGAAACTTTCTTCCTATTGCAGAAGTAGAGGCGATTTATCCTCATCTCAAAGGGAAGATAGGAAAACCAAAATCAGAAATTAAAACTGAGTATGAGAAGCTTATTGATAGAATGGCTTCCCCGGTTTTCACCGCTCTAAGAGGTGCGGAGATTTCTCAGGATGATTCCATTAATGGGTCGGTTCTCGTCAAAACCTTCATGATGAAACCCAACGCTCAGTATGAGGACGGGTTAGTGGTTGTTGTGGTTGAAAACGAACTCGCCATGATGACCGAGTTTCCAAATGATTTTGGAAAGAACGTCTACCCTTATGTGAAATTTACCGAAAGAGAAGACGGGTTTCATTTCTGGGGACAGTCTACAATTGAGCGACTCATTCCCATTCAAAAGGCTTTTAATAAATTACGACAACAAAAAGTCAAAAACGCCGGTTTACTTGCTAATGGAAAATGGTTGCTGGCTAAGGGATCTCAAGTTGTAGATGACGCACTGAATGATGAGGAAGGAGAAGTCATTGAGTACAACCCGGCTGTTCCAAAACCCGAACAGGCGCGACTCTCCCCGATGCCCCAGTACAGTGTGGAATTGCCTCGGGAGCTTATCATTGATTTTCGTGACGTAGGGGGTCAAAGAGAGTCCTCTGTCACTCCTCCACCTAACCTCACGGCGGGTGTAGCGATTGAAAACGCTGCAGAGTTAGCAGATGAGGCAATTGGTCCTATTTTAAGACACGTCGCAAGAGGGCTTCAACTCGTTGGAAATCAACAACTTATTTTGATGACTGAAGAATACACCGATCCCCGAGTGGTGAAAGTGATGGGAGCGGGTGGAAAAATTTCAATGGATATCTTTCGTGGGACTGATTTTAGAAATCACACTGATGTCCATATTGAAGTGGAATCAATGTTTCCTGATTTCAGAGGATCCAAACGACAAACTCTTTTTGATATGTGGGACAGGAGAATTATTCAGGATCCAGGTCAATTCCTAGAATTATTTAGATTTGGCAATTGGGATAAGCTCACCGAAGAACTAGAGCAACTCAAAGAAAACGTTTACTTGGATATTAAACAACTCAAAAACGGCAAGATGCCTGAAATAAATCAGTTCCAAAATCATATTGTTTATGTAAACCAACTTTCAAAGTTCATTCAAACGCCGGAATTTATGGCGTTAATTCCAGAAAGAAAACAACAAACTTTGCAACTCCTGCAACTCCACATAGCAGCACTTCAGGGGGGCGGTTTACCTCAACAAGGTCAAGCCGTCCCTCAACAAAACCAAGCTGCAGTTGGAACAGAATTTGGGCCTGTTAGACCAGTGCAATAAATCTTGCAATTGGTTTTTAATAGGTTCAATATAAACCCAAATCCAATCTAGGCCATTCGAGTCTAGGTCAAATCATCATGATTAAAAGCATGAACCAATCGCCCACGAGAGAAGCGGCGTAAAATACTCGTAAAAATCAGAAAGGGGATTGCTAATGGCAGCATCGGCAAAACCACGCGGTAATGTGTCTGAGAAACAAGGAAGTGACGTAAAACAGGAACCTGAAGCGTCTGAGGTTCAAGAGCCCATTACCGATGAACAGGAATTGGAATTAGAAGAAACGGATTTGGAGGAGTTTTCCAAAGACGATAAAAAAATTCCATATTCTCGTTTCAAGGAAGTAAACGAGAAATCCAAGGCTTTGGAGGAAGAACTTCAGAGTTGGAAGAGCCGGTATCAATCTGATCTTCAGCGAGAATTAGAAACTGCTGAACTCAGAATCATGAATCGAATTAAGCGGGAACAAGAAGCTGCAGAATACGATTCTGTTCTTGATCCATCAGAACGTGAGATTCGATCCCTAAAAGATGAAATTAATCGTCTTAGGGGTGATTTAGGCGGGGTAACAACACAGCTTAATGAAACTCAACTTGAGACCAAACTAAGGGCTCTCAAGGTGGAATATCCAGAGGCCGATGATTTGGCTGTTTTGGGATGGATGAAAGTCAATCCTAAGGCCGATCTAGGCGACCTCATGAGAGAAAGCCACACGAGAAACAAAGGGCGTGTTGAGAGTGCATTGCGAAACCTTTTGGAAAACAAAAAAAAGAAGGCTAAGCAACGCATTCCTTCTGGACCTGGACGGATTGAAATCAAGCCGGACAAGCCAATTACCTCAATTAAAGATGCAGGGGAGGCCGCTAAGCGGTTTTTCAACAGATAACGGAGAGGATCAATGGCACAGACGCTAAGTAATTTTGATGCAGTTTTGAAAGAATTCTATGAAGGGGCGGTGCGAGAAACCGTCAACAACCAAGTCCAGATGTTTCGGGTCTTGGATGAATCTGACCGGGAATGGGCAGGTCGTCACGTTCGGTTCCCTCTTCATACTCAACGTAACTCGGGTGTAGGTGCTCGTGGAGAAAGTGGAACGCTTCCAACCGCAGGTAACCAAGCCTACAGTGAAGTTCGTATTTCAGCCACGTACCAATACGGACGTGTTCAGTTTACCGGGCAGGTTATCGCCGCTGGTAAGAACGCATTCGTAGGTGCGGCTCAAGCTGAAATGCAAGGGTTGGTAGATGACCTCACTGTTGACTTGGGTCGTCAAACCTGGGGTGTTGGGGATGGACGAATTGCACAGGTGGGTGCAGATGGCGCTTCAGCATCAGCAATCAGCCTTTTCAATCGCTTCCAAAAGCCAGGCCAGCCTGGTGGTCGTTATTTGACTGCTGGGCAGTCGATTGATTTGGGCACAGTAGCATCACCTACTGCACAAGCATCGTCTCAGGCAGTTGTGAGTGTTGCGCTTTCAAGTAACCCAGCTACCACGGTTGATACTCTGACCATTTCAGATTCAACTGTTACTGTGTCTCAATCGGATACTTTCGTATTCAACCGAGGCGCTGGTGGATCTGGTGTAGAAATGATGGGCATTCAAGGTTTGATTGACGTTTTCACGGAATCAAACATTTGGGGCTCAAACGCCTTTGCTGGCACCACTATCCAAAACGTCAACCGTCAGACTGTTGCGGCATGGAACGCAACGATTCTTGGAAACTCTCAAACGGAGCGAATTATCGATGGCAATTTGATGCAGGTTGCCTTCGATAAAATTCACACCGATACGGGTAAAGAAGCTGACATGATCATGGGTCACCATGAAGTTGTTCGTGCTTTCTTGGATTCCGTTTCAGGAGATCGACGTTATGTAACAAATGGTCCGGCTCCTAAATTTGATGGTGGTCATTCAGGACTGTCATACAACGGTGTAGCAATTGAACGCGATAGACTCGCACCATTTAACTCGTTGCTGATCTTTAATAAGATGGCGCTCAAAATGTATACGCTTCTTGATCTTGAGTGGGCGGACGATGATGGATCGATTCTATCTAGGGTTTCTAACCAAGATAGCTACGAAGCATACATGCGTTGTTACAAAAACATCGGACTTGATGCGAACCCGAAATTGGCTGTAATGATTCGGGATATCAAGACTGATCTGTAAGGAGCCATAGATGATTAGGGCTAAAAACGTAGACCTGCAAACGGAGTATTTCAAGGGACACGTCGAAGCGTCGTTGGGTGATTTGACCGCAACGCGTAACGATGCTGTTTTTGTGGCTCCGTATGCTTGTAAGGTAGAGACAATTGACATCTATTCCTTACAGGGGGTTTCAGGTGCTTCAGATGTAAACGTAGCATTTGCTCTGATAAATCCGCAGACCACTGCATCATCAACGATTGCCTCTCGTGGGACATCGGCGACTGCAGGGACATCGGACGATCTTATTGCAAATTCACGTTATCGAATTAACGTGACTTCAAACAACTCGCTAACGCAGGGCTCCATACTGTATCTCACAACGACAGTTGCGGGATCGGCTGCGGCTATCTCTGGCGTTGTTTGCCACGTTCGGTATACATTCAATAAGCACCGAGAAAGTCGATAAATGGAGGGCTTAGGATGTACACACCTGATCGAGTCATATGCAGAAAGATTAGGGAGTATGATTCTAAGTTGTTCGTAGAGTGGAATAACCAAAAGGGTTATTTCGAGCTATGGAGAGAAATGGTTTGGGGCAGGCGTTTAATTACGCCTGTCACCGAATCCATTTATAAACCTCACGGAAAAAAAGTCTATACACCTCTAGATGAGAGACTTCTGGTTTGGATCTTCCACGCTGATTCTTGGCGTACCAAAACACGCATGGACCATATTAAAATGGGAGAAGATCGCTGGAAGGAACAGATTATCAATCAAAGAAAAAAACAAACCGAAGACTTCAGACACATGGCGGCTGAGAGCTATCACGCCATTAACAACTTTCATTTCAGCCGGTATCAATCGAAGAACAAAAATCCAACTCAAGCATTGGCTAAACGTGGAAGAAAAAAATTGCACACAGGCAATTGGGTTAAACCAGACCTGCAATCTAAAACGGCAAAACGTACTTTCGCCAGAAGTACTATGAATGCGATTCACTATTTTGGGGGCAAGGCGTGACTATTATTGAGGTGATTGATGCTGCTCGTGTAATGCTAGGCGAGCCACTATCAGCCACGCGCTCTTTTCCAGACGACACTTCTACTTTCTTCAAAGACAGTGACCTTAGAACCTATCTTCACCTCATTGAAAAAGAGGTGCAAGCCGAGATGGTCCAAACCTTTGAAGATTATTTTGTGACCTCAACCGCAATTGCAATGGTAAATGGTACCGCAGAGTACACTCTGCCAACTGATTTAATTAAAATCAGAAGACTAGAAGACACCACTGGATCAGCGGTAGAAATATTCCCTGTTAAGTGGTCTGACAAGGGGAACTACTACAATCTACTTGGCAATTCAGCACTTAACCCTCAAGGGTATTACATTAAGGGCAATCAAATTGTATTGCTCGATACCCCAACTGTGAACAATGCTTCTGGACTTAAACTTCATTACGTTAAGAGAATTGTAGAGTACACCTCTGCGTCAAGCATTTCAGAGATCCCACAAGACCACCACCGCGTATTAGTATGGGGAATTGTGAAAATGGCTTTGTTTCAAGAACAAGGCGACACCTATCAACTAGCCGCAGGTGAATTTGAAAAACATTTGAAACGGATTGTAGGTTTTTCTGAAGACAGACAGGTACAACGCCCAAGAAGGGTAGCAAGGACAAAGGACTTCTAAATGGCAGGATTTAATCTAGAAAAGTACCAACTCCCAGACGGCGGTTTTACTCTAAACTCTAGTACGTTTACGACTATTATTAATCCAATAGACGTATCTAGATACGATAAGTTCTGTCTAACCTATGAAAACCCAGGATCTGCAAGTTATCTGGATATGAAGGTACAAGCAGCAATGTCTATTTCAGAGTCATGGTCAACATGGGTAGACGTTCCAACAGCGACAATTCCTGTCCCATCAGCACTTGGTGCGTCAGCAAGCGCTGTTGCCATGACATCTGCAGTTGACAGTTGTTTTAAATATATTCGAGTACGGGCAATTATTGATAACACGGCAACAACAAATGGGCTCATTGTTAGAGTCGCAGGCTTCCAGAGGTTTTAATGTCTGTAATAACCCGCGCCTATTCAGAAACAGATGGGACAACGGCTGAAGCCTCAAGTGTCAACAGAGTCATTGACGACCTTTACACTCTGCAAAACGGAAACATCAACTCAGCTAATATTGCCAACAGTGGTGTGGGGGCTGGGAATTTGGAAACGAGTTCGGTTGTAACACGGGCATTGGATGATAACGCAGTAACACCGGCTAAATTTGACGCTTCTATTTATATAGCGGTGGAGGTTTTTTCTTAATGGCAAGTTTCACAAAAGCTATTCTATCTGGTTCAACAGATGGAACGGGGATTTCAGTTCACTCAGCCACAGCGGGAGGGGTGATTACGATTCACACCGGGAACTCCACTACCACAACAATTGAGGAAGTGTGGTTAACGGCCTATAACGGTACTTCACAAGCGCATTTAATTACATTGGAGTGGGGCGCGTCTGCCACAAAGGACACTATAAAAAAAGAGGTAGCGCCATTTGATTTAGCGCCAATAGTAGACGGACTTCCACTACAAGGGAACGCAACACCGTTGGTGATTTCTGCGTATTGTTCTACAACCGATGCCTTTAGTGTGTTCGGGCATATCAATAGGATTGATCAATCATGAGAAGGAGCTTAGCCAAAATACTTAAGGCTAAGAGTATGATTCGACTTCATACATCCAATGGGTATGGGAGTACGAATACAAAAATAAGACGGTTTTCTACGACGATAATCAATATTGGAAAAGCCATTTCTTTCACACAATCAGTAGCAAGCGGGGATTCTTTTACCATTAATGAGGATGGTGTTTATTCAATTAGTTTTTTGGATAATTTCTCGGCTGGATCTGTTTTAGGAGTAAGCTTAAATTCAAGTGAGCTAACAACCAACATAGATTCATTAACGAACGTAAACGATAGATTAATCTTTGAAACGACAGATGCGGCGTCTGCTAATGGTAGTGTTTCGTGGACTGGTGTCTTGAGACGTGGGGATATTATCCGCGCTCATACCAATGGTGCTGCGGCTGGTGCTGGGGCACGATGCTATTTTACAATTGCAAAGGTAGCTTGATGTGGCGTTTAGATATCCACCAGCGGTAACAATTGATAACTTTCGCGGGGGATACAAATCGGTTTCCAATTATACCGATTTAGGTGACACAGAAACAAACAACGCAGCAAACGTAATCTACTCCCCGGGTGGGGATTTGTATCAACGGGACGGGTCGTTAAGACTGTACAACACAGGATTAACCGGCTCAGGGACGAGCGTAAGACCCATCACAGGGCATTTTTATTTCGATAAACTAGGAGCTTCTGGAACCGCTCACGTAGTCGCAGCGGGTGGGGTTTTGTATAATTACAATTCCTCTACTGCCACACAGATTTTATCGGGACTCACCGATGACTCAGAAGCTTTTTGGCAGTTTCATCAAATCCAAGACCCAAGATCGGGCAGTGATGATATCGTTGTTGGGACCAATGGAAATGACTCCATGACTTTATGGAATGGGTCGGGGACTGCGGTTTATCTGTCCTCTCTCACCAGCGCCACTCAAGTTCCGATTGCTAAGTATTTGCTCAATCACAAGAACCGTCTTTATGCGTTTAATGTAGTTGACGACACCGACGCTGATGCTGCGGTGAAGGTAAAGATTTCCTCTTTTGGAGGGGACGGGGCACCAGACCCCCATAGGTTCACAGAAACATTTTATTGTGGTGGAGCTAGTTCGGATGGGGACATTAGGGGAGCGAGGGTCATTAACGACCAAATAGCGATTTACACTCGCAACTCTGTTTGGAAACTCACCCCTGGAGCGGGAACCGCACTTGATACTGCGTCCTTGCAACAGCTTGAATCCTCACTAGGATTATTTGCCCCCTTCTCGTTGGTGGATACAGGGGACTTTCATATCTTTCTATCAGAGCGCGGAGTTTACGCTTTTGATGGGAATGGGTTTGCTCATTTATCCCGAGACGTAGACAGTGATTTGTTGGATAACTCCAATAGATCAAGACTCTCTCTTGCCAAGGGTGTGTTTAACAAACGAATGAACCAGTACACGCTTTATTACGCGCATGGTTCTTCCACGAGAAACAACAGGGCTTTGGTTTATGATTTGAAAATCAAGGCATGGCAGCCCCCCGTAACCGGGAGACAAGTGAGTTATGCGTCTGAGTTTCGAGATTCCAATGGAACTGAGAGGTTAATTTACGGAGATTACTTTGGGCAGTTGTTTGAAGACAACGCCTCGGTGAAAAATGACGGTTTTGTCACTGGTTACAACGGGACTATTGAATCAGCCACGGGTTCTACCATTACCGATTCAGACGCGGACTTTTTAACGACAGGTGATGGGTTAATGGGAGCCATGGTTAGAATTACTGGGGGGCCTGGGGACGGCGAGGAGTATGTGATTGAGTCAAACACCTCTGCAGTGCTCACACTTGAAACCGCTCCAACTACAACCTTTACTACGGCTACGACTTACTCCGTTGCTGCGATTGATGGGTACTGGCAATCCAAAGATTTTGATTTTGGAGCAAGAGACATTGTAAAATTGTTTCGTAATTTGCGAATACGAACGAGAGAAGAAGGTAATTTTAACCTAAACGTTTGTTATATTGTTGATTTTAAGAAACTGGCTGAGGCGACGTGTAAGGCCCTTTCTCTTTTTGGGGGAGGGTTTACGTGGGGGCTATCGGTGTGGGGTGGTGCGAAATGGGGAAGGAAAAAAGCAATCACGGGTAAGATTTCAATGAGGCCCACCACCACGCAATCATTAAACGGGACACACCTGGCGTTGAGGTTTTCAAACAACCAGGCAAATCAGAGTTTTAAGATCACTGGTTTTGACGCAGAATTAAAAAGGCGGAGTAAAAGATAATGGCCGAACAAGCATTAGATCCAAATTTTGACCCAAGTAAATCTCTAGCAGAACAGTCTGGTACGACTGAGCAAGAAAAGAAACTCAAAGCATTACAAGAAGACATCGCTCAACAACAGGACAAGTTGAAGTACCTTCAACAAGCTGACTACGGATCTTTGACAGATGAGGCGAGAAGACGGGGGATTGCGTTAACCGAAAAGGGCAGCCCTGTAGGCGGCGGGATACTGGGGGCTTTGGCTACAGGCACAGGGTTAGGCGGTCTTATAGGTGGGTTGATTGGTGGTAATCAAGATCAAAAACGGGGCGCAGAAGCGCTGCGATCAGATATTCTCTCTCAATTAAGTGGACAGATTGCGGGTCTCACTAAACAAGAAGGCGCCCTGGGGGGTCAGGTCAGAGATATTAAATTAGGCCGGACAAGGGCCAGAGAGGGGTTTTTAAGCGACCAAGTTAACCAGGCCCGTATTGCACAAGAGGGTGGGATTGACGCGCTCTTACAAGCGAGGCTCGAGCAAATCGGAGCACAAGCCGATGCCTCAAGGTCTATTGTCGGGGGAGAAGCGGCATCTAGAGGGTTGCTGAGGTCTTCGGCGGCAGCGGATCAACTAGGGGAGGTTTCAGCTAGAGAGTTTGCCGCAACTGGAGAGGAGCGGTTAAGGGCTTCTGAGCAAATTGCTGGAACCCGTAGAGCGACTAACCAGGCGATTGAAGGAATTAGAGAAAGACGAAGACAGGCTGAGACCGCTCAGTCTTTGCAACAATTAGAATCCATTGAACAAGCGGGATTCCAGTTTGACCAAAACCAACTCCAACAGCAAATTGATGCACAGATTAACCAACTGCAAGTGGACGCTGCACAGGGAGATTTGTTTAATAGCCTTCTAGGTGGAGCAGCGGGTGCAGCGGCTAAAATCTTTTCAGGAGGGCTACTTTAATGGGATTAAGAAAAAAACTTATGTCTGATCTGGCGAGCCAAAAGGCTAAACTAAGAGGTGGGCAGGAATCAATTGGCATTGAAGGCTCGGGTCGGTTTGAGACCAAAGCGCTGAGGTCACAAAAAGGACTTATAGCTAGAAAAGAATTGGCAGATTTCAACCGGGCTACTGAAGACACGGTAAACGCTCTTTTAAAAGAGGCAAATATTACCGATCAACTACAGGCTTCTAAGTTTCGTTCGGGATTAAAAAAGAAACTAAACCAGCTTCAAACCGTAGCCATTCAACAAGCGGGTGCGGCGAGATCCCAAATGGTTCAAAAGCAATTATCCGCAGAAAGCCAACAGCAGTTTAATCAACTCCTAGGGCAGACATTCGGTAATGTGGCTTCAATGGCAATTAGTGGATTTGGGGTGGCGCCGCAACAACAGCAACAACAACAATCTGCACAATCGATCGCTCCAAGAGTAGATGATTCAGACGCGGTAGCAGACTTAAATAGACGAGTTGGAATTAAAGTCCAAGAAGGGCCACAGGAACAACAGTTTACTTTACCAGAATTGAAGCAATTATAAATGGCAGATAAAAACACCGCAGCATCTATTTTGGCAGGTTTAACTCAAGGACTCAGGCAAGGTCTTGAGTTAAGAGAGAAGCGCCAACAGGAACAACAAGCCCTCAGAGTGAAACAAAGAGAGCTAGAAGTCAGGGCTGAGCAAGAGAAGAATCGATCAGAGTTTAACTCTCTAGTTAAGCAAAAGATGCTTGGCATTGAAGAGAGGAAACTTGGAGCTAAAGAGGTTAGTGTTGAGACCCAACAAAAACGCGACCTAAGAAAACAATTTAACGACTTGGTTACAACAAGAAGTAAACTTCAAGAAACAGAAGACGGTCTTAAGAGGCAGCAGGATTTATTCAGGAACGACCCACAAAAACTAGGTGAGATTCAAGACTCATTAATGGCTGTAAGAGAACAAAAAGACCAAATCGATCAACAGCGCTCAATGATTATCACTGAGCTTAATTCTTTTAATTCAAAAGCCCCAGCAGCAATTCAAATCTCGCCGGAAGGAAATGAGGTTAGACTCTCACCCTCTCAGGAAGACTTAAAAAGCCGTATTGAAGTAGCCGATACAAGAGAGCAAATTATGGCTCTTAACCAACAGCTAGTAAACTCAGGGATTAGAAAAGGCACCGAAATAGGCAGGGTGTTTGGTCGATTAATGGCAGCTAAGATTAAAGAAATCGACAGACTCAATGTACAAAGGGCTGAGCAACAACAACTCCAGGGACCACTGGACGCCCTTCCTGGCCAAGCGCCGGCTGATATTGGATCATTGGGGATACCTAAGTAATGGCAGAACTTCTTTTTGATGACTTCTTAGAGGAAAGACTCGTTCCAGACGAGCCACAAGAAGCGAAGCTTAAAAAAAAAGACATTGAACAAGAAGCCAAACTCTCCATTAAGGGGAATTTTGCCATCTCTCAGGCCGGGTCATTGGGGGACACAAAACCCCCAGAGGACAATCTGTTTGCAGATTTCCTAGAGCCCCAAGAAAAATCGATCATTCTTCACGATCAAGACGAAATACCAAACGCTATTAAAAAAGATCAAGAACAAGGAGCCCTATTTGAGGAGTTCCTTGGGGACGCTACAGAATTTAAGGCCAACGCATACGAACCCAAAACAGGAACCGGGTTCACAAAAACAGCATTGACCATTCTTTCTGTAGATGAACACGCCATTGTCGCGGGTGTGAATAAGCTTCTAGGAAACGAAGCGCATGAGGACTTTTCGGAAAACACTTGGACTAATTTACTGAGAAAACAAATCGGTCAGGATATCAAGGTTCCATACGGTGAGTTATCTCCACTTGTTCCGGACACAATTAGCCTAGACGCAATGGGCTTGGCCTTGTCTATATTCGCGTCTCCACTTACATATTTGACGTTTGGGACAGGCGGAGCGGTCAAGGTAGCGGCAAAGGGTGTGGGTAAGGCGGCGTTAACAAAACAAGGTAAAGCGCTTGTTAATAAAATAGCCAAAGACAAAACAGAAAAATTCATTGCGACTAAATTGGGCGGGGCCGCGACAAGAGAGCAAAGAAACATTGTTGCAAGACGAATGATTGAGGACGTTGAGAAAGACGTTGTTAAAAAGTTCAAGTCCATTCAAGAGGGCACGAGTAAAATTAAGATTTCAAAGGAAGTCTCCAAACTTCCTAACACAATTTACGACCCAGGCGGGATTAAGTTCGCGGGTAAGCAAGTGGTGACTGGTGCTCAGGTCATGAAGGTACTTGATAAAGCAGGGGTAACAGATGTGGCAAGGGCCGCAATTCAAACCAAGCCCGGCCAGTACACCCAAATGAAGCTCATTGATCCAGTTAAAGGCGGAATTCAAGAGGTTAAAGACTTTGCTGGAAAATTATTTGTTCACAGGCATAAATTCGACAAAGAGTTAATCGATGGATGGATTGATGTAGAGCGAAAAGCCGCAGCGACTAAAAGACGAATTGAGCATAGAACTGCCCAATGGTTTGGTGGGATGAGTAAGGCAGAGAGATTTGAGTTTTCAGACCTTCTCATTAAAGCCTCTCAAAATCCAAAGAAGGTGATTGTTACATCGTCTTCGGGTTCTAGGGCTGTACAAAAAAGACTAGATAAATGGTTAGGCCAAGGTCAATTCAAGGGCCGGGGGATTGCCGATCAGTTAGCTGAGAAATCCAAACTATTAGAGGATAATAAACTAGCAAACTGGTTTCCTGGGATTGATAGAAGGTTTGAGCACACGAATCTTACCGTCCCAACAAAGCTCACCCCGGCCAGAAGGGATTTTCTCTTAAGACGTAAGCCGGGGGTAGACCCTAGAAATTACGTGAGAGACCCCATCAAGGCCATTTCCACTCGCAGAACACAAATTGCTTATGCCAATCTACAAGACGAACTATATGACTCGATTGTTAAAAAGAAAATTGGGGATGTAAAAACATTCAAAACCCCACTAGAGGCAGACGCAGCGGGATATGCCCCGATTCGTAGGCCGATGCATAAATTATTATTTGAATCAGACCACGCGCAAAAGAGATTCAAGGACGCCCCTGTATACGCGAAAAAAGAATTCGTAGAGCAGTATAATAAAATTGTCAGAGACCAAAAAATACACGTTCCTATTATCTCCCCGGCCACGCAACTGTTCAAAGCTGCGGTGACAGGCCCCTTTCCTGGGTTTCATGCCAGAAACTTCAACTCCAATATTGTCTTAAACTCAATGAGTATTGGAAGACATGCGGTAGACCCCAAAAAACATAAACTTGCTCTTAATATGATTAGGGAAAAGGGCATGGATGTTATCTTCAAGACCGATATCGGTGAGGAGCTGACATTAAAGCAGCTTAAAAGAGAAGCCGCTGACATTGGTGTGATTGACATTAAGAACTACCAGGCTGATTTGGGTGGTGAGGCGTTATCTGGGGAAGCTAGAAATCTATGGGAGACGATTACTAAAAGGCTAAACCCATTATCTGCTAATGAGTTTGTTTTGTACCGAGAAGGCCGTAAAGTGGGTCAGGCGATTGAGTCTCAAGCTAGATTAGTGAACTACATGACATGGAGACAAAAGGGATTGTCTCCTAAATTGGCAAAGGCAGAAGTGGATGCTGCTCTTTTTGATTACGGCGCACTAACAAGATTTGAAGAAGGGGCAAAGCTTTTAATCCCATTCTATTCTTTCACCAAAAACAACTTAATAGCCCAGGCAAAATTATTTTCTCACCGGCCTGGAGCGGTAGCTGCGCAATTAAAAGCATTCAGGGATTTGGGTCCTACGGATGATGAGTGGGAGGAAATGCCTGAGTGGGTGAGAAGACGGTTTGTAGCGAGGATAAACGGCACGTTCTCAACTGGTTTTGGTCTTCCTTTTGAGGACATTATGGAGTTGGCCGGATCAGATGGTAGGGAAGTTATTCTTAGAACCAACCCCATGTTTCGCTATGGACTTGAGAGGGCAGTACAAAAGGATTTCTTCTCAGACAGGGATATTAAATCAGTCAACGGTGCCAAGGAATTCACAATGGCACTGGATATGGCTAATGATGAAACGATGCCGTGGGTGGTGAGACAATCTATGGGTGAGGTGGTGAAATTCTTAAAACTAGAGCGAGACCCCTCAAACCCAAAGAAGGTCATTGGAGACCCAGATAAACTGCATATTTTAAGATCCTCATTCACCTCGAGATTTCAATCGATGGTCGGGCAATTGGAAAATGAGGAGAAAACAGGATTTGACGCCGCTCTTAATTTTACTACAGGAGTCACAAGACTCACTCCAGATGCGGAGAAGGTTTTATCCTTTGCCAGAAAAAGATTCTCCAAAGAACTAGACGACATTATTTTGGAGACGAACACAGCCAGGGGAATCGGTGGATCTATTTACTTTGGCGGGACTAAAGAGAATAGAAAAATCATCAACTGGTATTTGCAACAAAGAGACAACGCAACTAGACCTCGCCAACTAGAAAGACTTCTAGAGCAGGCTCGTAAAGAATTTGAAGAACAGCAAAGATTAAGGACTACTCCGCGTGCCCCGTAAGAAGGTTTATTCTCCTAGACTAAATGAAGAGGCCCCACAGCTAGAGAGAGCTTTGCAGGACATTTATACAAAAAAAGTGGAGCACTCGTTACACAATTCCGCTGCTGTCACATACCCCTATATTCTAACCGGCTCAACAACCGGATCAGCTACCGGGTCTCCTACGGTCGCGCTCACGGTGAACCTCTCAGAATCTTATAGAAATATTTACTTTGCTAAAGCAGAGGCGCTTTCCAGTGAAATTACAGCGCATGTGACCTCACTCGGCGTATCGTCGATTACGGTTACATTAAGAACAATTTCAGGAACGGCTAACTTCTCAGATGTGACGACGGCTGCGGTGTCAATTCGATATTTTGCTCTTGGAGATAAGCCTTAGTCTTACGCACCATATACTCATCGGTTAGAATTCTATCTTCTAGGGTTGATCCACCAATATGGTCTGATATCACAACATTTAATCCCCAAAACAAACTAGGTGTTCCAACAACATCAAGAGCAGCCCCCTTGATTTGACCTGACCTAAGTAGTTTCGACAATGCAACTTCATCGATACAAGAAGGCCTAGAGGTATTAATGACATAACCTGAGAAGCGCTCTAGGACTTCTTTTGTACCCACTCTCACTTTTTCGGGAGTGTGGAATGTAATAAAATCTGTATCCCAAGAATTTTCTAACTTTGAGTTTTCATCAGCAATAATCACAGTCATTCCAAATGCAGCGGCGATATCAATGACTTGGCGACCAATTTTCCCAGGCCCAACAACAGTAATGGATTTCCCATGTAATCTTGTGCCGTAGGTGTCCAATGGGCGAACGAGTCTAAAAATAAGGTTAAAGACGTGCTCAGCAACAGAGGTGCGAATGGGGCATCCTATGTCATTTTTGAGACTAATGATTTTAATTGGAAATTTCTTACGTGAAAACTTCAAGTGAGTGTGTGCGGTATTAGCAGAGACAATACATTTAAGATTAGGAAGTCCCTCTAGGAGATCGTCTGTCACTCTGCATCTGTGGTCTACAATAAGGATCTTGGTATCAATGGATCTCTCACCTACGGGTCCAATTTCATTCCAACGTGTATAGAAGTCTTTATCTCCTGGGGTGGGTCGCGCTAAATTAACTAGTTGACTCATATCAAATCCATATTACACTTCTCGGGAATGAACAAATACAGAACCTACGAAAGTAGTGTCAAAGACTTCTTTGATTCTCGCCCTACCCATGAAGTAAATTGTTGGTGTTCGGAAAGAGATTCTCATCTTTTATTCACAAAAAACAAAATGACAGTGGTGCGGTGCGGTGGGTGTGGAACTGTATACAATAAGACTCCTCCCACTCCTAAGGCTCTGATGGAGTTTTACAAAGAATCAGATGCAATGCGCCAGTGGAGTGAATTGAAAGAAGAACAGGACCAGCTTTATAAGTTTGGGCCTGCGATTAAGAGACTGAAGGATAAAAATGTTCGCAGTGTTTTAGATATTGGCTGTGGAAATGGGGTATTTCTAAAGCATTGTCATGGAATGAAAGTGTTGGGTGTTGAGCCCAACAAAAACGCTGCACAAGCATGTAGAAATAATAATATTCCAGTAGCAGAGCTTCCATTTGGACAGTTTTTTTACTCTAACCGGCAAAGATTTGATGCTGTATGTCTTTGGGGAGTATTGGAGCACGTTCCTGATCCACGCGAATTATTGTCTAGAATTAGAGGAATGGCTTCTTATGTTGTGATTTGTGTTCCTAATATGAAGTCTCTTGTTGTGGAAGAACTGAAAGAAGAGTGTTTTACCTTTTGTCCGCAGCATCTTTGGTATTTTGATGAGGATTCATTAAAAAAGATACTCCGGGTGAATGAGTTCAAACATACTGAGTCGTGGAGTATTGAACCAGAGATTTATCCTATTCTAAAAAAACAAATGGGTCATGATCCTTATGATCACTCTGTATTTATTGAGAGGGATTTAGAGGAGATTGCATCACATGAAAAGAAAATCCTAGACGATAAAAGAGGATACAAAGTTATTACTATCGCATCATGATTGCAATTATACCGGCTAGGGATGGCTCTAAGTCCATTATCAACAAGAATCTTCAAATTCTAGGTAAGAAGAGGTTGGTGGACCACGCGATTGAGTATGCAAAATCGTTATTTTTTGAAAAGGTTATTTTAAGCACAGACATTCCTACTCTTTTAGATGAGGAGTTGGGGGTACATAAAAGGGTTCGCCCACCTGAGTTGTGCACTGATGAAGCCTTGATGTCCGATGTGGTGTTGGATGTAATCAAATCATATCATGTAAACGATGGTCAATACATATGGTTACTCCAACCCACATCACCTTTTAGAACCAAGTCAAACGCATATGAGATTAAAGAAATTCTAGAAAGAGACAAGCCGGACTCTCTTATTTCTGTGACTGATATTGGTGCAAATCATCCAAACAGAACTTATACGATTAAAAACAATCATCTGTTTCCGTTAAGGTTTACAAATTTTCAAAACAAACAGGACTTAAAACCTATCTATATTAGGAATGGTTGTTTTTATATCGTGAAGGCTGGTGAATTCTTGAAAAGAAGAGAGTTTCACATGAAGCCATGCACTCCGTACATTATGAGTGAAGATCAATCAGTAAACATAGACTGCAAGCGAGACTTGCTTTTAGCCAGAGCCATGTATGGACAACAATACTAGATTATCGACTAAGATGGGTCGAACCATTACTCCTAAAAAAATCATCATCCCAATATTTAATAGAGCCACTCTAGCCAGATGTGGATCGGTGGTGAGGGAGTTATCATTAAGGCAACAATATGAGGTTGTATTAGTTGTCTCTAATTCTCTTTTATGGAAAGAGTTTGATGCATCAGCAGAATACATCAAGGCCAATAGTGATCGCATCAGAGTTGAAAATATTGAGCTAAATTACAAACCATCACTAGATGGGATGAGTCGTACAGCGGGCGAAATCACATCTAGATTTTCAGAGTTTTTCACTAAAGAGCGGCCTGATTTGGTCATTGCCATTGCCGATAGATTTGAAACGCTACCCATGGCAACTGCGGCGGCGTACTTGAATATTCCATTGGCTCACATTCAGGGTGGAGAAGTTACAAATAACATTGACGACAGAGTCAGACATGCAGTTACAAAGCTATCTGATTATCACTTTTGTTGTACTCGATTGGCCAAACAATACTTAATTGCAATGGGTGAGGATGACTCAAGGGTGTTTCACTTTGGGTGTCCTTCGTTGGATATTATTAAAGATATAGGGATTCAAAGAAAGGGTAAGGCGTCTTACAAGAGATCAGAGATTATTTGTATTTTTCATCCAGAAACAGATAATGTTGAGGACGCCTATCATCAGACAGAAATTGTAATTAAAGCAGTTATGGAGTTTTGTCTGACTTATTCTTGTACCGTGCAGTGGTATATGCCAAATCCAGACCCAGGCAGAACAGAGATTATAGAGTTATTGGACAATGCCTTAAAAAGGTTTGATCCAGTAATGAAAAAGGCACCCAACTTATCTCCTACTGATTTCTTACGATCCTTGAATCGGTGCTCTGTTATTGTGGGTAACACATCTTGTATTTTTAGAGAGGCATCTTACTTGGGTGTCCCTGCTGTGAATATCGGGGACAGACAAGGACTAAGAGAGCGTTCATGGAATGTGTATGACGCTGATTACGAGCACAACGAAATCATTGAAGCCATGAAGATTCAGATGAATAAAAAGGCATTCAAGAGATCGTTTCTCTATGGAGCGGGGCAAGCGGGATTTAATATTGCCTCTCAAATAGACGCATTGCAGTTATCCAGAAAACCATCGTTAAGTTATCCATTGTGGGTGGATTACAGGGGCGATCATTTCCAGATGAAACGATATCGTAAGCATAAGCTGAGAAAGACAGATAATACAAAGCTTATTCCACCAATTAAAATCACTCTTAAGAACAAAAGAATATTCGACAAAGTTACGGACAAGGAGATTGTGTTCAAATGAGAATTGCAATTATGGGTGTTGGAATTATTGGTGGAGCGCTTTCAAGACACCTTAAAAATAATCACGAGGTTGTGGAATACGACCCCCCGCAAGGGAAGGCTCCTAGTCTAGATGGTATTGATGCTGCGTTTATTTGTGTGCCAGTTCCCACGGTAAGGGGAAGGCAGGATTTATCTCATGTAGAGGGGGCATTGAACAAGCTTCCCAAAGTCCCCACGTTCCTGAGATCCACGGTTCTCCCTGGTACGGCGGATTCGTTGGGAGTGATTTCATGTCCAGAGTTTTTAACCCAAAGAAAGGCTGATCGCGACATGGAACGCCTTCCTGTTGTCATGGGATATAACGAAGTTGGTAAAAAGATATTTGATGAAAACAGAATTTACTTCACCACTAATACCGGGTGCGAGGTGATGAAGTACGCGCACAATTGCTTTGGGGCAGTAAAGGTAAATTATTTCAATATGATTTATGAGCTATGTGAAAAGCTTCATATTGATTACGAGGATGTTAGGTGCGGGGTGACGTTGACGAATTTCATTAACGCAGAACACACCTTTGTTCCAGGTCCCGATGGGAAAAAGGGATATGGAGGTAAGTGTTTACCAAAGGACTTGGATGCATTTATTACCTATTTGAATGAGCAGGACATTCCAAACAGTTTAGTTCACACACAGCAAGAAAACGCGAGAAGACGATGAAAAAAACACTTAAACCCTTTGAGGGAATTTACAGGGCTAATCTAGAGGCGCTGGGTAAACCGTTAATTGATTTACTCATGAAGCACAAAGAGACTCCGGCTGAGGTGGACCCAGAATTAAAAGTCCACGGTCTGAAGAACCCTGATTATCTAGTAATTGTTGGGTTTTCAACGCTAAACGTTTTAAATCAGTGTCGTAAAAGCGGGAAGCAAATCTCACGAGTAGTGATTATTGAGCCTTCTTTAGAGAGATTCCATGCTTTGATTAAACGGGAATACATTAAAGACACTCTACAGGCTCATGATGTTGATGTTTTAATTGGAATTCCACCAGAGGAGATGGGTCCTCATTTGTATCAAATCATGACCAAGATCGATGAATTTGGTCATGCTGCTATGCACTCACAAAATCCAGAGATTGTGGTGGATCCATTTGCCTATCCTCCAGTAGAAGGAAGGCAGCACCCAGAGGCAGAAAGAATCACTCATGTTGTGATTCAGTCTGCTAAGCAAGTGTTCATCTCGATGGGATGTGCGAGTGATTCTCATTTCAGATGGGAACAGTTGTTTAACAATAGACAATCTTTGCAAGAGAGTTACGAGATTAAATCTCTTTTTGACAAGTTCAAGGACGTACCAGCGATTGTGATTGGAGCGGGTCCTTCGATGGATGATTTCATCCACGCCTATAAAGAAGGAAAAACCAAGGGCTCACTTCTTATTGCTTGTGACGCGGCGTTAAAGAAACTCCTGGCGCATGATATTCGTCCTCATTTGGTGACGAGATGTGAGAGGAAGGTGACAACCATCTTCCACGGCATTGAGAAAAAGGATTTAGATGGGATTTACTACGCCGCTTATCCCTGGTGCCCCAGGGAGTATTTCGAGTTATTCCCTGAGTCTTTCATGATGTTTAGAGGGAATGGTGTCTGTCATTTCTCTCAGTATGAACCAGGAGAAGTGAACGGTGGGGTGTCTTCTGCAAACGCTGCAATGGAGTTGGCGTTTTTGTTTGGGTGTTCAAAGGTTGTTCTAACAGGTGTGGACCTTTGTTTTATTGACGGTCAGTCGCATACGAAGGGAACAGAAGTAGAGTTCAACGTTGAGAAGTCCAAACCCCAGTGGACTAAGATTATGGGTAACAGTGGTGAGCCTGTAACTACTATTCCTGTGTGGAATAGATGTTTACAGGAGTACCAGTCCTCCATTCATAAATGGAGGGAGAAGGGGCATAACTTCACTGTTTACAACACGTCAATGAAGGGTGCGCAGATTATTGGAACCCAAGCGACCCCGTGGAGTGATTTGAATGCTACGTCAAATGAAGACCCTGGAGAGAGGATTGAGCATTATAAGAAACTCCCCGCTCCCGCTAAGGCAGAGGGTTTTAAGAGACAAATGGAAATGCTCAGAGGGGAGCTAAAAACATTCAGAAAAGACTTAGAGAAGTGCTTTAAGATTGTCTCCGATGCCCAAATCACAACTAAAAGAGAAGAAGAAAAGCTTTCCATGCAAATGCTGTCTTACCCATGGGGGGAGGAGTTTTTCAAAGGTGTGCATACTTTAATGGGGACATTATCTAAGATTTACTCCCTACCCTCAAAAGAGATTGATGCGATTAAAGATAAGTACTGGAATAAGGATTGGTTTTCAAAAACCATTATGGATCTTTCTCAATTAGATGTGTTCCAAACGATGAACAAGTGTAATGCGCTTAAGAATCTGGAGCCTATGGATCATGAGAGAATGAAGAAATACATTGCTCAGCATATTTCTCTTTATAGGATTCACGACTATTATTCGGGTCTTCTTTTAGAAAGACTAGATGAGGAATTGAAATGATTATCGCTGAATTCTCTCATAACCATCAAGGCAAAACTCGTTTATTAAAAGAAATGGTTAAACAGTCTGCGGATTGCGGGGTGACGATTGCAAAGATCCAAACTCATTTTGCTGCAGATTGTAATTGGTCTTATGAAAAAGACCGGGTCGCTGATTATGAATTGGATTGGGATCAGCACAGGGTTTTTGTGGAGTTGTGCAGAGAGCATGGGCTAATTCCAATGACCTCAGTTTATTCTTTCAAATATGCTGAGAGATTATTTGAGTTGGGGTTTAGGCATATTAAAATCGGG